TTCTGGCGTTAGTATAATGGATAATACAGTAGGCTTCTACCCTTCTAATGGGAGTTCGATTCTCTCACGCCGGACCAAATTGCGAGTATGGGGGAATTGGTAGACCCAGCAGACTTAAAATCTGCCGTTTCGGCGTACCGGTTCGACTCCGGTTACTCGTACCAAATAACGCTTGACAAGTGATTGAAAAGCATATATAATACACATTGATGCGGGTATGGTGCTAGTGGTAACACAAGACCTTGCCAAGGTTTAGTTGTGGGTTCGATTCCCACTACCCGCTCCAGATTCGCCCTATTAGTATAATGGTATTACACCTGTTTTGTAATCAGGTTACGGCAGTTCGATTCTGTCATGGGGCACCAAATAAGTATTGACTACAACAGATTTTTAGTGTATAATAGTTTATGTGCGGGATTAGTTTAATGGTAAAACAGCAGATTTCCAATCTTCGGTCATCAGTTCGATTCTGATATCCCGCTCCATTTAATGCGGTTTGTAATAGTACGATACAAGGTACCCCCTTGTGTTAAC